GATCGTAGGTCGGCGCGGCCGCCGTCGTGTCCTCCGTCGCGTACCGTGCGACGTAAACATCCAGCACGCCGGTAAAGATACCAATCGTCTTTCCTGCTTCACTCATGGGTGAATACCTCCTGTTGTTCATTGGTTGTTAGACGCAGGGTAATCTGAATATGCCTGTATCGGGTTTCTGTTTCGTAGGTTTCTGGCCCCCAATCGCTGATGACGCATCCAGCGCGTTTGAGTGCGTAGAGCGTCGCCGCCAGCAGGGTGTCCAGCGGCTCACGGCTGTACAGGTCAACCTGCATCATGTGCCGCACGCGAATCCAGCGGTTGCTCGCGCTCTCCGGCGTCGCCTTGACCTCAAACCAAGCAATGTAGGTGTCCGGGCGCTCATTGAGGGGATAGCGCCCGACCGCAGGCGCAAGCCCTTTCAGCGCATTGCCAAGCATTTCATGGATGGTCATGTGCCGCCTCCTGTCAGGACTTCGGCAATGGCGCTGCTGATTTCATCCGCGCTTTCTTCCATTGCTGGCCGCATCCACGGTTGTGCAGGCATGTTGCTCCGTCCGTACTCCAGCACATAGCCGACGGTTGCGTTCCGTTCGCCGTCGGCGCGCTTGCCGGAAGGGTAGACATCGCAGTAGTAGCCATCCGCCACCGTGTGATGCGGGCCGTCAACGGTCATCGAGGCGGCAAGCTGTCCCGTGCGCACGGGCGCGCTTCGCTGGAATGCTGCCGCTGCGACCTTTCCGCCCGCGACTGCCGCTTCCGGCGCGCGCTCTTTGAGGGCATCCGCCGCCAAATCAAGCTGCTTGATTGCATCATCAAGTCCCGTCACATTAAAGATTGCCATATGCCGCACCTTCTCCCTGAATCATCCGCGCCCGAAGCAGCATATAGCCGCCGCGCCGATTGTTCAAATGGTTGACCTGAATAATGTCGTAGAGCGCCCCGGCATAGCTGATGCGCATTCCGGTTGTCAAACCCGTGCGCCAGCGGATTTTGAAATTCATCACATTTTCCGCCTGATGATTCGCGTTCGCGAAGAACTCCCGGCCGGACAGGTCGCGCGCCTGTGCCTTCGTTTCCGCGATAAGCATCCAAGTGGTGATTGCATTGCCCTGCGCATCCTGTCCAGGCTGTGCGCGGAGAATCTGTATGGTGTCCTGCAATGCGCCGCAATTATCGTACATACCGCATTACCTCAGAGCCGGAGCTGGTGGATGATGCTGGTGACGCCAAAGGGAAGCTGCTCCGCCTTGTCACCAAGAGCACCACGGTTATCGTAGTAGTGGACGGCCAGCTGATACACGCACAAATCATACAGCGGGTTCTCCTCGGTCGGTACGGGTACGCCTGCGTTGACCAAGTAACGTTCTGCCGCCGCCATGCACTTCTCCAGCACAAAGTCATCTTCCGATGAATCCACCACGGCATAGCGCTTCAGGTCGCTG